CCGGCGTTGTCGACGGCGGTCCAGAATCCGACGATGCCCAGCGTGGTCGAGTTGACCCTCACCTGGATGTCACCCGTCGCGCCGGCCGGGCTCGCGCCGGAGCTCGGCGTCTGCCAGCTCGCCGCCGCCGCGCCGCTCGCGACGAGCGTCTTGCCGCTCGCGGCGGTGCCGCTGATCGCGACGCCCTGGATCTTCGCGACGGTCTGGGTCGTAGCGTCGCCGGTGAGATCGCCGCCGGCAGTGAAGCCGGTAAATCCGAACGACCAGCCGGCCAGCGGGAAGCAGACGTACGCGGTGCCGTCCGCATCGCAGCGACCGACGACGCTCGAATCCAGCGTGTTGGTGCGCGCGAGGTAGCCCGCATCGGAGACCTTGACGTACGTCGAGGTGCCTGGACCGAGCAGCGAGCGCGCCGGGGAGACGACGCCGACGAACTGCGCTTCGAAGCCAGATCCGTCGTTGCTCTCCGTGTCGGCCGACGAGAGTGCGAGGCACGCGGCTGGACGTCCTGCGGCCGCGCGATTCGCGAGCGTCGCGACGAGGTACTTATCGCCGGCAGCATTGAGGCACGCGACCTGTCCACTCGAGATGGTTCCCGAGTAGAGGAAGGCCGTCGCGATCCAGCTCTCCTGCTGTGCCGCCATCGGTCAGATGAGGGCCAGGCCAGCGGCGCTCGATCCGGTCTGGTAGACCTTCGTGACCTTGAGCGGATAGATGGCGCCAGCAGCGAGGTTCGAGAACGTGACCGCCGTCGTCCCGTCGGCCATGTCGACCTTGAGATTGCCAGCCGTCCCGATGTAGACGCCCCGAACCCTGTACGTCGAGAGGTCCTGGTCGCCAGAGCCATAGCTGATGGCGACGGCGCCGATTGCGGGCTCGTCGGGACTCAGCGGTTGGCGCTGAGTGTATGTATCGGCCATGTGGCCACTCCGTCAGCGTCGCCCGGGGCCGTGTGCCTCGAGCCGGTCCAATTCCGATCCGCTGGGAGTGGTCGTTGCGCGCCGCGGTTTTGCTGGTGCGGCGGGAGAGGGCGATTGATCCGAGCGTAGCACGTCCGCGTCGAGGTTCGACTGCAGGAAGGCTTTATGCGCGGGGCGCTGATCGGGCGTGGCAGCGAAGTCCAGAAGCTGCCCCAAGAGGAGCCGTTGTCGGTACGGGAGTCGGTTTCCGCGCGCGAGCTGCGTCGTGAGCGCCTCCGAGGTCTGCGCCTGGAGCTGCTCGAAGGCTCGGGGCATGAGCGCCTGAGCTACCTCGGCGCCCTCGGGCGTGAGCTTGCCGCGCGCGACCTCGGAGAAGAAGCGGTCGGGCTTCTCGACGTACCACGCGTACCGTCCGAACTCGGAGAGTTCGTTGGCGTTCATGTGTGGCTTCGGATGCGGGTCGAGCGGGTCGGGATCGCCCTGCGTAGGCACCTTGCTCTGCAGGAACGTCATGGCGCGCACCTGGCGCTGTACGAGGCCGTCTGCGATCTCCGGCGAGTGCGAGCCGATCGCCTCCGTCTGCTGCGTGGCGTGGTCCACGAACGCGTCTGGATTTGCCTGGAAGGCCGCGACGCGCGCGAGCGCCTTCGTGGCAAGGTTCCTTGGCGGCGGCATGATCTCGGAGGCTTTGGCCGTTCCCTTTTCGGGAGCGACCAGCAGGCCCTTCGAGGCACGCGCGATCAGGTTGTTGGTCTTCGCGACGAGCTTAGCGAGCGTTCCGCGTTCGGCGGCGCCGTACAACGCGTTGGCGATCACCATCTTGCCGCGCTCTTTGGCGAGCTTGAACCCGAGCGCGCTCACGAGCGGTACGACGGCGTGCCCAGATGCGAGGCCCGTCGTAAGACCGATACCTTCACGCAGGCCAAAGAAATTGTTGCCGGCGTATCGCTCCGCTCCGCCCTCCGCCATTTTCTCCGCAGCGCTCGCGAGTTGCCACTCACGCTTCCAGTAGCGAATGTTGTCGCCGACGCCGGTCTTCCCAGCGGCGACTGCGGATTCGTCGATCGCCTTGATTGTCTGCGTGTCGAAGTCGCGAAGGAACGCCTTGTACGCATCGCCCGCGTGACCGCTGACCTTGCTGACTTCGTAGGCATTCTTTGCCAGCCCGGAGCGCAGATAGAAGGCGTCCGCAGCGTCGATGGTGCCGTCTGGCGCGACCTTCCCGGAGAGCTTCAACGCCTCCATTTCACGGCTGACGCGATTCCAGAACGTCTCTGCGCCGGCAGCGCGAATCGGATCGCGCATCATGTTTTCGGCTTCTTGGCCAGCGCGGGCGAATACGGTGCCCATGTCGACGCGAGCGGGCGTGCCCTTCACCGCGTCGCTGAGTCCGGTCGAGATGCGGCCCGCCTTGTCGGCCTGGATGACACCCAACAGATCATCGGCCCGGCCGACCTTGCCGACCTGCCAAGCGCTCGCGTTCTCACCGGCGTGATCCTTTACGATGCGGTTGACGTAGTCTCCGACTGCCGCCTTGGCGCTGGCCTGATCCGCCGCGACGTGCTCGAGCGCGTTGCGCATCTGCACCTTGGTGGCACCGAGCGCGTCTGCGGCGAGGTCGTTCGCCATCCGCTTGCCGGCAGCAGTCGCCGCGTTGTTCGAGCCGAATATTGGATTGGACGGCTTCGTTGCGTCGAGCGCTTGCCGCGCCGAGATAGCCTCTTCTCTCGTTGCGTTATTGCCAATGAGAGGCGTGACCTCCTCAGCAGCTTTCGTCCCTTCACGCGCCGCGAGTTCGGTTCCTTCACGAGACACCGCGCGACCGAAGCCGGCGCGCAAACCACTTCCCGCAAGGCTGCCGAGCCCGCCGAGGCCACCTCCAACCAGGCCGCCGTAAAGTCCGCCCGTGAGCCCATGCGCGGCGATCTTGTCGACCGCGAGATCGTGATCCTGAAGAAGCTGCTCGCCAGCCTCTTCGCCGGCACCGATGACAGCGCCTTCCGCCGCGCCGCGAGTTCCGATCTTCGCCGCTGCGACGCCGGCTCGACCGAGTACTGATGTACCTTCGATGCCCGCGCGAGCAAGACCACGCGTTGCGAGATTCTCCGCCGCTCCGCCGACAGGAGCGACGACGCCGGCCGCCGTGCCCATTAGAGCGCCGGCGCCGTGCGCGATCGGGCTCGCGGCCCTTGCGTCCTCGACACTCTGCGCGTACTTGTCGCCGGCCTCGTGACCAAGCGTCGCGTCGATCCCCTGCCGGACGAGCCCCTGACCGAGGCCACCCGTGGCGCCGCTTGTGACGCCTTGCGAATAGGCCGCCGGGATTGAGCCTGGCGCCGCGCCTGCCCCGAACGTAAGCGGATTGAGGTTGAGGACATTCGCCGCCGTCGCGAGTCCGCCCAGTACCTTCCCGGCTGTTCCGGATTTCTCGTAGCGCTCATCCTCGCCGGCCTGCGCGGCTTCTTGCTGTCGCTCGGAGTCGACTTCGTCCGCCTCCTTCTTAGACAGAACACGCGAGCCATGAGGCAGGTTCGGGACGTCGGACTCGTCGACGGTTCCAAACTGCCCGTCGCGTAGCAATACCGCTACGCGCTTCGGTTTCGGATCGTCGCTCATTTCGAGTAGCCCTTGAACGACTTTGGCACATCGCCGGTACCGACCGGGCCCTGACCAGGCACGTCCAGGTTTTGCTGACGGTTGAAGGCGTTCACGAGCTCGCGCGCCTCCTCGATTCGCTGCCGCGCGAGCGCGGGGTTGTTCATCGGAAGATTGAACGTCTTCCGGTACTCGTCGAGCATCGCGACACCGGGCTTACCCTCGTTGTCTTTTGCAATCTTGCCCAGCGCGTTCAGGATCTCCGCGTTGAGGGCATGAATGTGCTGCGCGTCGGACGCAGCTTTCTTGTCTGCGTATTGACCGACGAGGCCCGCCTTATCAACGGCCGCAGTCTTCAAGCCCAGTCGATTGATGACGGGGTCATTGAGCATGCCGTCCATTTGCTTATTGAACGCATCTGCCGCGCGCTGCCCCTGGATGCGATCCATTTCCATTTTGCCGCGCTGCTCTTTCGTGAGCGGAGAAGCGTCGGGGCCACCTTCGAGCGCGGCCTTATCATGCTGCAGCAGAACCTGCCCGCCGAGCCTCGCCGTCTCCTGGCGATCGGCTTGCGCGTTCTCGAGCTGCTTCGCGCGGTACGCCTGCGCCTCCTTGTTGTTGTAGACGATGCCCGTTGCCGGATCGAGGAAGTACCTTCCGGCCGCCGTCGCGGGCATAAAGCGGATGCCCTGCTGCACCTGCTGCATGCGGGTGTTTTGGAGATCGGCCATCGCCATCAGCGCTTGGTTGCCTGTCTCGTTGCCTTTGTTCTGCGCCGCGACCTGCGCGAGCTGCGCATTGAGCACGTCGAGGCTTGCGACGCGCGCCGCGGCTCGAGCGGCGTCAGCGTTCTGGTACTTTGCCATCGCAGCACTGAACGCGGTCTGCTTCGCCTGCGCGGCGTCACGTGCAGCGTAATAGGCGAACTCCTGCGCCTTCACGTCGTCGTCGATGCGCTTCATCACCATCGACGGCGCGTTGCGGAGGCCGGCGAGCATGAGCTCCGCGAAGCCCGCGATCTTCCCGGCCGTCGAGCGCGACGCCCAGAAGCGATTCGGGTCGACCTGCCCCATGCGCGAGAGCTGACGCGACGTCGTGTCAAAGTCGGCTTGGCGCTGCGCGAGTTCCTCCTCCTGCTCGGCAAGCGACTGCTGGTACGCGGCTTCGCGAAGGCGCGCGGCGCGCTCCTGCGAGACGGCCATGCCGTATTCGTTCGCGGCCTGACCTTCGTTCCGCTCGGCAATGGCGCCGATGGTGCCTTCGACGGCGGCGTTGCGCTGGTCCTGCGCGGCGAGCAGCGACGGCCCACGCATCTCGACCTCGTGCGCGGGTGCGCCACCGCCCATCGTGGGCATAAGATCGAAGGCGTGAGGGTCGGGGCCCGGTGTCAGAGGTGCTTCGCCCGGCGGCACGTCGCGCTGAAAGTCGACCGGCTCGCGCGTCACGGGCGACGGCGGACCCATCGGGCCGACCGCAGGTGGTGCAGCATTGGGCGGAGCGGGGGCCGGCGCCTCCGCCGGAGGCATCGGGCCCATGATAGGCGGTGCCGACGACATGAGTGGCGGAGGCATGCTGGCGACCGGGCCCGGCGCCACCGCTTCGGGCGGCGGTGCCAATGCGTAGGCGCCTTGCTCGTCGGGCGGCTGGAACGCGGCAGCCGCCACGTCTGCGAGCCACGGGTTAGGCAGCGGCATTACTTGCCCCTCAGGAGATCCCAAAGGGACCGCTTGGGCGCGACCGCTGGACCTCCGCCGCGCTCGGCGCGATTCATCGCAGCGCGCTCCTCGTCGATGGCTGCCTGCTCCTCGCGAGCCTTACGGGCAGCCTCATCGTCAGCTCCCATGGCCGCCGCCGCGCCGGCCGTACCGGCAGCGTTAGCACCGAGGATGGCAGCCAGACCTGGCGACGTGATGGGCAAGCCGTATCCGGTCGCGGCCATCAGCGCATACCGCGCCATATCCTTGGCCGCCGAGTTCGTGTTGGCCGTCTGTTTCTCGGCACGCGTTTGTGCCGAGAACGGTGGGACGAAGTTGTCCCCCTCCCAGTGGCCGGCTTTGGCCGCGTCTGCGCCTCGCGCGTACTGCGACTCGTTCGAAAACGTCGGGTGGTTCGGCTTTTTGAAGGTGTCGACCCAGTGCCCGTCCTCACCCGGAGTCGCTCCCGCCTTGAAGGCGCCACGGTAATCGTAGTCTTCGCCCGAATCGGCCGGCGCGTACTTGGCCTTCCACTGCTGGAAGGCTTTCTCCTCGACCGGAGTGAGCTGCGTGTCGTACTTCCCTGCAGTCGCAGCGGGCACGCGCGTGGGGGATGTCGCCGTCATCGCGGTTTCTTCGACGGCACGCGCCTTCGCATCGGCAAGGTCGCTGCCCTTGATCGGACCACCGTCCTCACGGGCACCCGCGATCCCTGGAATCGCGGCGCCTCCCATGGTCGAGCCGCCGGTGATGCCTCCGCCGCCGACCATACCGGGAACCGGCTGACGCTGCGCGAGGCCAGAGCCGGCGCGAAGCAGATCGGTGTGCGTGATGCCGCCTCCGCCGAACTCGATACCGCCGCCGACGCCGACGCCGGGGCCGTTGAGAGGCACGAGTCCGCCCGCGGAGATGGGCCCGCCCATCGCGCGTGCTCCACTGATCTGAATGAGCTGCGGCGGGACGTAATGGCCGCCGCCGCCGTGGTACGCGGTATCGACGCCCTGCGCTTGCTGCTGCGTGCCCTTGCCCATCTCGGCGAGCGTGTCTTGGAGCATGCGCGAACGGCTCTTCTTCGCCGTCGCCTTCGCCTGCTTGTTGTCCTCCGACTGACGGTAACGCGCTTCGATCGCAGCATCATCCTCGGCGCGGGACAGGGACTGTCCGTGGCGGTCCTTGTAGTCCGCGTTGAAGATCGCATCCTTGTCTCGCGCGTCGATGCCGCTCACCGTGTCGTTGACGCGAGCGGCGGTTGCGTCGATGCCCGAGCGCTGCGCCTTGATGCGCGCATCGAGGTCGTCGTACGGCGCCATCTGCGCTTCCTGCTCGCGAGCCGACTGCCACGCGAATGTGTTCGGGTCGGGCTGGCCGATGCCCCACGTCGAGATGGGCGCGGCATAGCCCGCGGGCGCTTGCGCAGGTGGCGGGGCGGCACCGCCCGCTTCCACGGGGCCACCGTCCGCGCGGGCGCCGCCGAGGAAACTCGCGAGCGAGGCGCCGCGAGCCTGCTCGTGACCGCGCCGGTAGAGTCCGTTCACCGCATCGGCGGGAGAGCTGGCGAGCGCCGCGCGGGTCTGGTCCGCGGTGAGCACGTAACCGTCGTGCCGAGGGACGATAAGTTCGGGCCCCTGCTCGCCGACGAGGTACGGCTTGCCTTCGGAGGTAGGTCCACCCTTCGCCTTTGCGAGAACGCCGGCCGCGCCGCCCGCGGCGCTCTGCGCCATGCCGAGCACGTTCATCGTGTTCGCCTGGTTCATCGCCGCATTCTGACCGCCGACGCCCGCGTTGATTCCCTGCGCGCCGAGCGTGTTCGCGCTCTGCTGTCCCTGCTGGTTCATCTTCGCGGCGAGCTGCGTGGTGCGCACCTGGTTCGCCATCGCGTCGTAGTTCTGCTGGTACGCGTCGTTCGCGTTGCGGTTCTGGAGCTGCAGGCCCGCGTTGAACTGGTTCTGCTGCGCCGAGTTGGCGGCTTGGAACTGCGCCTGGCTGGCAGCCTGCCCCTGGCTCCCGAGATCGCCACCGCGCATCGCCCCGTACATGCTCGCGGCCGCGTTGGTGTCATCGCGGCGCTCGCCGGCCGCGTTAATCTGCGCCTGGCCGCTGATGTCGCTCGCCGCGTTCGCCATGTTGAACGCCGCGTTGCGCTGCGCTGCCGCGAGACCGCCTGCGCCGCGCGCACTGCCTGCGAGGCTCGCCTGTTGCGATTGCGCCTGCTGCATCTGCCGGTCGGCTTGCTGCTGCGCGATACTCGGACCGGCGAGCCCCTGCGCGCGCTGGCTCATCAGGTTGGCGAGCGTGTTCTGTCCCTGCCGCGCCTGCTGCCCCTGCGCTGCCGCCGCGTTGGCATCCGCGTAATCTGCGACGGTCGTGGCGGCCTGCGGTGCCGTACGTCCTTGCGCAACCGCGCCCTGCGCAGCGTAGCCGTTTGCTGCCGCTTCGGCGCCACCCTGTCGCCCGCCATAATTGTAGGCGTTCGAGTTGACCTGATAGCCGCCCGCGCGCTCCTTGTTTTTGGAGTCGAAGATGTTGTCGGTGATCCAGTCGCCGATGCCCATTACGCAGCCTCCTCGGGCACTTCAAGGGTGCCGTCTTGCGGGGTGATATCGAGCGTGAGCGCGAGCCATGTCGCGCCTCGGCCGGTGCCGACCGTCGCGCCCGTGCCGGTCGGAGTGGCGTCTTCGATGCGCACGCGAATCGACTGGCCTTCGCCGTTGTCGTTCGAGTCGTGACGGAGCTGCGTGATCGGCCAGCCAGCCGTCAGAAGGTTGCTTACGTTCGCGCTCGTCCACGTGTTCTGCGCGGCGTAGCTGGTGTTGTAGTTGTATCCGAGCGACACGGACAGGTCGGCATCGGTGCGCTTTCGCGCGAGCATGAGCAGGCGATTGAAGAACTGCCGCCCCTGAATGCCGGAGACCTTGAACCATCCGGTCTCGGCTACCATCGTGATCCACGTGGAGCCGTCGAGATACGTATCGTTTTCGATATAGAGCGTGCCGTCCGCGCCGAGCCATGCGTAACGCTCCTCGTTGTTGATGCTGACGGTGCACGCATCCTGCGAGGTCTGGTGGTCGACGGAGCCGTGCTTGTCGTCGACGCTTTGCCAGTCGTTGATGACGGGGTCGTAGATGATGTCTCGACCGTTGCCGCTGACGAGCCCGCTCGTGATGGCGCTCGCGAGCGAGAAGCGGACGAGGTTGTTGTGCATGTCGAGCCTCGCGCTCGTGACGTACGGATAGGACGCGAGCGTGCGCTGTACCTTCTCCCCGATCCAGACGGCGCCGCCGCCACGCTGCAGGAGCTCGATGCCGCGGTGAGATCGGAAGAAGATACCCAGCGACGTGACCACAACGCTCGACGGCTCGATACAGCCGACGTCACCGGCAAGCCGTCGCGGCGTCCCGAGTCCGCCAGCGCTGCCATTATCGGCCGGCGTTTCGCCCGGCGCCGCCCAGATTGCCCGCTCTTTGAACGCGTAGAGCGTGCCGTCCTGCGCGGCGAGCGCGGTGATGTCGCCGTCGCCCTCCACGTTGACGAAGAATTGCTCGGCAGAGAACCACGTTCCTTCGCCGCCGATGGTCTGACCGGACCACCAAAGATCCGAGCCGCTCGCGACGACGAGCATGCCGGAGAAGCTGACGACGTCCGCGCAGTACGGGGGGGCCTCGCGCTGCAGCGGAGCACCGCCGGTGCCGGGGAGCGCGCCGGTGCCATAAAGTAGAGGCCGGTTGACGAGTGTGGCGTCGCTAACCGAGTCGGTCAGGGTCAGGTTGGAGCTGGTTTGCGATTGCGCTTCGGTCGTGCCGACGAGGTAGTAGACCTTCCCGCTCGCGACAGTGCGGTAGAACGCGACCGAGAGCGTTCGGTAATCGCGCGAGGTGATCATCAGCGGATCGCACTCGAGCGTGATCGAGAATCCGGTGGCGGTATGCGCGAGCGGGTCGGACGCTCCGCTGATGGTGAGGTTCCCCGCCCCGTCAACCGAGGTGAAGACAACCGCGTAGCTAACGTTACCCGTTGGTCCCGTTCCGGCGCCCGTGTTCGTCGCGGCTAGGTTTTGGGGTGTCTGCAGGATCGAGGCTTCCTGCACGCGATCGGTGGACAGGTACGAGAGGAGACCGCCGGACAGAAACGTCACGCCGTTGTGCCCGACGGAGCGCCAATTGAATCGATCTGTGAAGTCGAAGGCGACGACTTGGAACGACCTCACCGACGATGCACTGAGCCTCGTAACGACGTAGGCGGGTCGCCCATCCGGCAGCGTCAGCGGCTTCGTCGAGTAGTCGGTCGCGATCAGGTTCGGCGCAAGGAACGCATGCGGCGTCACCGCGAACCGCGGCGCCGTGGAGGAATACGTGACGTCCGCGAGCACAACGGAGTAGGCCGTGTCGCTGTCGTTGTCGGAGGCCGTGACCAGGGAATAGATCGCGCCGCCGCTAACGAATGGCTGGCTCGCCAGGTTCGTCCCGATGCAGTCCGGCGCAGAGTCCACCGCGATAACGCCGCCGGAGTAGTGCACCGCAGCGCGGATGATTCGGCCGACGGGAGCCGGAAGCACATAGACGATCGCTGTCGTGGTCGATGTCGGAAGAACAACCGGTGGCCGTGTCGTCATGAGCCCGCTGGTCGCGATCACGGTGCTGCCCGTAAGAGGGGCGAGAGTCGTCGGTGCAAATGCAGCGAGGCGCACGTTCAGCGTCTCGTCCCAGCACGCCCATAGGCTGGCGACGCCGTCGCTGCCGATCCCTACCTGATTCGGTGTGGTTGACGACGTGTTGACGGTGACGGTCGAGACCAGGCCTGATGCATTCGCAGTCTTGATGGTGAGTTGCGAGATGCCGCCGGAGTTGTTCGCGTAGGCAATCGCGACCGAGCTCGCGAGCGCGCACATGCTAAACGCGAGATTCGAGGCGGTCTTCCGGTCGTTGATCGACAAAACAAGCGACCAGCCTGAGGCGATCGTCGTCGTCGACGTGCAGTCGATCTTGTAGAGGTCGATGATGCCGAGGCCGCCGCCGGAAATGGCCGCGATAGCGCAGTAGGCGGTGCTGCCGACCGTAGCCAGGTGGACCTGATGCGATGAATACGCCGTCGAAAAACGCTCCGCGCGCAGCACGACAGAGGCGTCGTCGACCCGCTGCACTGTCGCATCGACGCGCGTTCCGCGATGCCCGTATGCGAGCACGAGGAAGCCGTTGCAGACGACCGCGTCATACGTGAGCGTGATGTCGCTCGGGACCGAGGCGATCAGCGGAATAGTCTTGACGGTGCAGCGCGGGGGTTTACCGGCCGCTGGAACATTGGCGGTGAGACCTTCGGAATAGACGTCGACGCCACTGGTGCTGATGACGCATGGCGCGCCGTTGTGCGAGAGCAACCGCTGTCCGTCCGTGCGCGCGCTGCCACTCGTGCGGGACGAGGTGATGGTGCCGAACCCGAGGCGCTTCGATACGCCGCCGCGGCGATCCTGGCGGACGTTCTGCAGCACCGGAAACCCGGCCATCGGATCAAGGACTTCGTCCTCGGTCGACTCGTCTAGCGGCGCCGCGAAGGCGAGATGCGTCAGGCCGCGAGGCGTCGCCATCAGCCGTCGACCTCCTCGACGCGCACGGTGACCACACCCGCGGTCGTTGACAGGAGGACGAGCACGTCGTCCGTGGACGCTGATGCGTCTCGGATCATGCCGCCGTTGCTGGTCGTGCAGTCGGTGACCCACCAGCGAACGCGGCCGCCGAAGCCGTGAGGGAGCAGGTACTGCGTGACGCCGTCGCCGTTGACCGAGACGTCTTCGTGGTCGATGCGACGCGGGCATGGTCGACGGCCGATGGCCATGATCTCCCGTATGACGGAGGCCATCATTCGAGCGAGCGTCGGCGTGTCCTTGACCTGCTCCTCGGTGACGTGGACGTGCGGTTCTGCCGAGACGACGAGCGCGCGCACCTTGCCGTTCGCGTCGACGACGGCGGCGGAGGGCGGCCTGATCATCGCGAGCGCCCGCTGTACGCACGACCCCAGCGGTCACGCGAGTAAGTGTCGATGATGCGCGGCGGGCTGTTGCGGTCGCGGTTGCGGCCGAGCATGTCGATCTCCGGCTCAAGCTCCGCCATCACGGCCTTGCACTCAGCGACGAGATCCCAGTTCTTGTCCTTCGTCGCAACCTTGCGCGCGGCGTACGCGATAACGTACTCGTCCAGGCGCGAGATGGTGTCCCACGTCGTGACGTCCGCGGCGAGCTGCGGCGCGGTCGGCACGTACCAGACGAGCGGCGCGTAATTGGAGTCCGGCGACGGAAGCAGTTCGATGTTCGCTCCTCGAAGGCGATACACGAGAGGTACGCCCGTGTTGGGCACGTCGGGCGAGATGAGGTATGGCCGCTCCGCCATCTCGTAGGCCTGGAGCCAGCGGCGCGATCCGTCGGCGGTCAGTTCGATCGAGATGAGGTAGTCGAAGTCGCCCGGGAGCGAGTACGTCGTCTGGCCCGAGACCGTCGTGATGGTGGTGGATGCCAGAAAGCGCTGGTCCGGCAGTGCCACCGTGAGGCGACGGTGCACGGACCCTAGCGCGCGACAGATGTAGTCGTTCAGATCGGCGTCCGGATGGCGCGCGAGCGCAGTCGTGCCCTGGATGTTCGCGAGCTTGCGAACCCCGTTGCGCATCTGCAGCAGGCTTTGATTCAGCGCCATCCAGACCTCACGTCAGTACGACTTGTTGGTGCAGGCTTTGACAAGGCTGACGAGTGCGCTTGCCGCGCCGTCGTCGTCGCCGTCCTTGATCGCGCTGACAACGAGCTTCGCGTATTGCTTCTCGTCGCCGCCACCCTCGCCCTCGGCGGACTCGTCGTCGGCCATGGGCGGAGCCTTGTCGGGGGGCATCGCCCCGCCACCCTTCGGTGGCGAGGCCTTGCCCAGAATGAGCGCGAGTCCGCCCTTCATCCGGTAAACCGGTCGTTGAGCTGGTCGCAGGAAGCGCCGAACGTGAGGTAGACGACGTCACCGCTCGCGGGAGCCGTCGCCGTGCCGGCGCTGTTCGTCGAGACCGACGTAAGCACCAGAGTGCCGTCCGTCGCGACGTTGTTGGTCGTGATCTGCATCGCGAGCGGATCGGCGCCAGTGGCCTTCGCCCAGCTCTGCGAGAACTCGGTGATCTCCGCATACGCCTTCGGCAGCGTCACGGTGAACGTGGTGGTCGTCGTCTTCGCAATCGTCGCATCCTTCGAGCGGTACGAGACCGCCGAGGACGCGCCGAACGTGCAACGGATCTTGAAGACGTGCTCGGAGTAGACGTTGGTCATCGGCCCCGGGCAGAGAACGGGCTCGCTCATGGCTAGACCCGCTCGAACTCGAGGATGAACTCACCCGCGCGGAACACGACGCCGGTGCCGGTCTTCGCGATCGCGTAGGTGATGGTGCTGAGAGCGTCGACGACGACGTTCGCATCGGTGTTGACCAGCGCGATGTTGGCGCCCTGGGTGACGTTGCCGCTGGAGGCGACCGTCGTGGTCAGCGTCGCGATCGCGAGCTGGTTCGCCGCCGCGGAGTCACGCTTGTAGATCGTGACCGTCGCGTAGTTCGACGCATCGGCGGTGATGCCGCCGGTCGTCGCGCAGAAGTACACCTTCTTGAGGCGCGCCTTGTGGAGGACGGCCTTGCCCGTGTACGTCTCGCTCGTCGTCGTGGACGCCATGCCGTCGTCGGACGACTTCGAGAACGTCACGAAGAACGTGTTTTGCTGCGCGACCGCCGTGTTCGGATCGGTGCACCCGTAGGTCTGAGCGCGCGCCGCGTCGCGGTACTTGATAATCTGCATATCGGTGGCCATGAGGTGCTCCTTTCAGCCCGTCTTCACGCGGACGTTGGGCCAGGGGTTGTCGCAGTAGAGCTGCATGTCGCCGACCGCTCGGACCTCGCGCGCATCCGCGGCGTCTTCGAGCATCGGACCGTTGGGGGTCGCGTCGTCGTCCCAGTGGAAGAACTCACCGCACGACGCCTTCGTGAAGGTCTCCGTGCAGAGGAAGCGCTCCACCGTCGTGGGCATCCACGGGTCGGCGATCACGTCCGTCGTGCCGGCGGGACCGACGAGGCGGATAGCGTCGTACTCGACGCCGAGGGAGAGGCCGCCCTGCGAAGCCGCGGGCGACTTCGTGAGCTGCACCTTGTTGCCAAGCTCGATCTGAAGGTCGACCCACGCCTGCGTGGAGACGAGGTAGACCGTGCGGCCGTCCGCCTGCCCCGAGTCGGCCGAAGCCTGCGAGGCGAGGAGGAACCGCTGGTACGGGCTCTTCCCGGTGAGGTTGAGGCAGATGCCCGCGAGCTGCTCGGGCGCATCGCTGCGCGTGACACCGAGGAAGGTCGACGGCGAGCCGGCCGACCAGTCCGGGAGCCACGCATCGAGGCCGTAGAAGACGTTCGACGGACCGAACGCGCCGTCGCGGAAGAGATACGACGTGGTCGTGATGCCGGGAATGGCGCTCGACCACGAGGTCTCGTTGATGGTGATCGTCGGCGCCGACGGGGTGCCGCCGACCGAGGCGACCGTGACGGTGCCCGGAAGGACCGCGCCGGTCGTGCCGTCCGTCGTCGCCGCCTGCAGCGTCATTCCCTTGACGATGCGGCGGCGGTCGACGCCCTTATCGAGGGTGATGGTCTGAGACGTGAGCGTCGACGTCGACAGGATGCGGCCGAGGGAGCCGCCGCCGTTGCCGTGGATGAACGACGAGAAGTCGTTCTTGGCCTGGTTCATCAGGCCCTTGCTGTCGCGGACCATCGGGTCCTTGAGCAGCGCGCGGTTGCCGGTGAACTTCGCGCGGCGCCAGATGTCGCCCTGGATCGAGAAGTTGCCGTAGTACGACGAAAGCTGGACCTGGAACTCGACGGCGGTGGAGGCCGTCTTGTTCCGCTTCGCAGCGCCGAAGTCGCCGAGGCCCTGCGGGGGGCTCGTGCCGACGGTGACGTAGCGAATCTTCTCGCCGAACTTCGTGTCGGTCTTGAAGAGTCCGAGTGCCGGAGAGCCTTTGAGGATCTGCTCGGCGATGGCCGCGTCGGGCCAGATGTTTCGAATGAGCTTGTAGGTTGAGAGTTGTGCGGCAGGCATGCGGGCCTCCCCGCACGCGCCTCAGGACGCTCTCAGAAGCCGAAGGCGATGGCCGCGCGCTCTTCCAGACTCATCTTGGCGAGCTCGGCGGCCTCGTCGACGACGCTGGAGCGCTGTTGCGCGAGCGTGTTCGTGACGTGGGTGGGCGCCTGAGCTGCGGCGTGGTTCGTGCGGGGGATGGTCGCTTGCGGTCGCTGGTTGGCGGGCGATGCGCCCGGATTCCAAGCCGTCAATTGCTTATGACGGCTGAGGAGCAAATCTTCCACGTCGTCGAGCACGGCTTGCGCGCCGCCGCCGACGACATTCGGGAGCACCGCTTCGACGACCTTCCGGAACTCCTCCGGTCCGTACGCCTGGAGAAACGATGCGGCGTACGGAGACGTCGCGGCGTTCTCGGCGGTGAATGCAGCGAGCTGCTGGTGCGCGGAGTCTTCCGCGGCGCGCTGCTGCACAGTCTGCTGCTGTTCGACGAAGCTCTCGAGCTTCTTCGACGTTTCGTCGAGCTTCGCTTGGAGGCGCGCGATCTCCGGATCGACTGCCGAGCGCGCAGCGCGTACCGCCGCCTGCGACGGGTCAGCCATCTGCTCGCGAAGCCACGAGCCGAGCTCCTGCGCGGTGAGGTTCGGGTTCTGCGCGGCGAGGTCGAAGAACTGCTCTTTCGTGAGCTTCGACGGATCGACGTACGACTCGTACGCCTTCGTCCGCGCCTCGGCGTCAGCGAGCTGCTTTCGGAGCTGCTCGGCCTCGCGCACCGCGGTCTTGGCGTCGACTTGCGCGCGACTCTTCGCGTTGAGCTCTGCGAGCTTCGCGCGACGCTCCGCGCGCGCCTGAGCGAGCGGGTCCGATGCCTCCGAGCCTGCCGGCGAAGCGGCGTCTGATGCGGGGGGAGGGGGGCTGCCACCCTCGCCAGCAGGATCCGAGGGACCGAAGACGGAGTCGATGCGCTCGTCCAGCGAGGGCATCGCCTCGGTGGCTGACGCGGTGTTCGTGGTGGATGCGTTTGCTTCGCTCATAGGTCCTCAGGCCGCCATTGCTGTAGGCGGCGCAGGCATGGGTGCAGGTCCGCCCGGCATCGGCGCGGCGGCGCCCGGAATAGGCAGTCCGTTGATGTTGGCGGGCGACGGGCCCGGCATGGCCGGCGTCATCTTTTGGATCTCCACCTGGCACTGCTTCTGGAAGCGGCGGAGGAGATCGAGGTTGTATTCGGGCATCCCGTCGAGCAGCCCTCGGTTGTAGAACTGCTGCGCGCGCTCCGCGGCCCACTGGAACGGCTGGTACGCCGTGGGCGGCATGTACGCGTCCTCGCCCTCTTCCTCGTCGGCGTCGCGCATTCGCTCGAGCATCTCGTCGACGACGAGTTGTTTCGCCGTCTCCAGATCGAACTCGGCTTGCAGGTCCGGGTCTTCGGTGAGGCGCATGTACGTCAGGCGGTCGATCCGCTGATCGAGCCACATGTCGTTGAGCATCTGCAGGCGCGCGGCCGGCTGCTGCGGGAGCGTCGACGTCGGGAAGACGCGGAGCTGTACGCCGTCGACGACGACGTCCTTCCACTTCAGCGGCAGCATGCTGTTCTTGCCGCGAAGCGGAACGGACACGGCGAAGTCGCCATGCGTCTCCGCGATGAGCTTTGCGCAATCGATGAAGCGGCGCGACAGCTCCAGGTTCCACGCCTCGTAGGCGCGGCCGGGCATCATGAATCGCTCGGTCTCGATGTCGTCGAGCGTCTGCAGCGCGATGGCAGCGGAGATGCCGGCGGGCTTCTCGCTCTGCACGCTCATCTCGGAGAGGCCCACGTCGTTGAGCGCGTCCTCGCGGAGCTCGCGTGGGCGAGCGCGCATGTGCTCGTTCACCAGATCCGCGTGGAAGATTTGCGGCACGCCGCCGGGCGCATGGCTCGTGACGTTGATGCCGTTGCGGTAGTCCTGGCTGCTTACCTTTGCGTTGTCCGGCGTCAGAATGTGGACGCCCGAGAGTCGGTACTGCTGCGAGAGGATCTCGCTCGTCTCGTTGATGGCGTATTGGTAGCCCTCGAGCTGCTCGACGAGGCCGGTGCCCTTCGATCCGACTACGGGCTCGTTGTAATTGAGCTGGACGTCGGGGAAGTAGTCGTACTCCCACGGCTCATCGATGAGCACGCCCGCGGTCGTGAACACAACGTGGCGGCCGGTGCACCGGTGTTTCTTCGGACGCGATCCGCGACCGCGCTCTTCACCGGTGCCTTCGTCCGCGTCGTCATCTTCGCTTGTCTCGCGCGCTTCGGCGTCGGCCTCGCGCTCGTCGTCGTGCGCGTCGGGATCGTCGCAGAGGTGGTACGCGTCCACGACGTGGATGCGCTGCACGGTGCTGGTCGTGACGTTGTCGTCGATGCCGGTCGAGAACAGAGAGGCCTTCTCGATCGCAGCCTTGATGTCCTGCTTCCAACCGCCGGCCTCCGTGCGTGCGAACGTCTCGAGCGCCACGCCCTGATCCATCGAGCGCAGATAGAATCGGTTCCGCGGCGAGCCGTAGCGCGCGTCCCAGTCGTCATCGAAGACTTCCCACGGGAAGCGGCGTTCGACTCGGATGCGCCGTCCGCTGACGAAGACGCAGAGGTGGCCGCGCCCGAAGATGAGCGCATCGCGCACGATCATCGGCGCCCACTTCTCGAAGATGCGCTGGCGATAGAACTCGCCCTCGAGAAACTGCGTCATCTTCCGCGCACGCTTCTGGTTCGTCCACGTGCCGTGCGTGGACATCACCTGCGGAAGCGGCCGATGCTTCGCGATCTTCGACTGCAGCGTGTCGACGCCGCCGCGACAGACGTTGTGCGGGAGCGTCGCCTGGTCGTATTCGGCCCAGCGCATCGAAGCGCCGCGTACACCGTAGCGCTCGCTCTGCTTGTAAAAGCCGAGATGCAGCTCGTCGGCCTCGACGCGCCACTCGTTCTCCTCGCGAACGGTCTGGAATACCGCCGTGAGCGCGCCGTGAAGCGCGTCGCCCTTCTGAGTAGGCCAGTCGGCGTTAGCGGATTGCACGCGGACGAGGTCCGCCGGAGGCGCCGAACTTCAAGCGCTGTACGCGCTGAATGTTCGCCATCTCGGCTTCTGCTGTCCGCTGGGTCTCGCCCCTGTCATCGGGGCGTGCGTTCGGATCCGGACCGAGCTCGATGTCGCCAAACTTCGTCACGCCGAGCGCGCGCATTTGCGCGACGATGGCGGGAAGCTGGGACGGGTCGATGGGTCCGGTCATGAAAGGGCGGGGCCTGATGTTCGCTCGGGGTTAGCCGAGCGGATTAGAAGACCCCATGTGTCACGCATTCTACGCTTGACATGGTCAAGGTGCAACATGGCGCGCGCGCCAATACCAGAACACGCCGGATCCGATCGCGACGATGAGGCACGTACCGACGACGAGGATGGCGGTCCGCAGGCTGTCCGACATGTCATGGTCACACTAACAGAATTCTTCCGGTGCGCTTGTGCGGCACCGTTCGACGAGCGGCCATCGGCGCGGCCAGTCGCGAAAGAGGAGGTATGCGGCGATGGTCTGCGCCATCCAGCGGCGCTTCTTGAACACGGCGCTCTCCGTTGGTCGGTCGATGGCGTTCTCGCCGGTCGTCGTCCACATGTGCTCGTACGGCAGCCTCCACGGCACGAGCTGAAGGATCCGGTGGAAGTCAACGAAGCCTCGGCGACGTTCCCACTGCTCGATCAGTTCATCCTGGAGCACGGCTACTGCGACTTCGGCGAGGTCGTCGTCGTAGGCGTCCAGCGCGATCTTGAGCACGCGTTCCTCGTTCGGAGTCATCCGCGGAGCTTCTCGACGAGCCGCCGGAGCGCCTCTTCGCCGGTGCGGCCGAACTCGTGACCAGTCGGGCCGCTCCAAAGCGGGGAGTCGGTGCGCGGGTCCGGATCGACGGTGTAGGCCGCCCATCGGTATTGATCTTCCGGGTCAGCGTGAAGCAGGACGTCAAACGACACGCTGTATGCGCCGAGCGCCTTCGCCTCGGCGAGAAGCTTCCCAAACGCGCCGCGGTCGTGGCCCGAGACGTATTCGCTTCCGTCGCTCATCCTGCCCGCCTCCAGAAGGGCCTTTCGGCCCGGTCCCTCATCGCCCGCTGGCGCTGGTCGCGCTGCGCTGCTGCCCATTCCTGTGTGCCAACCTCCGGCGGCGGGGTCGCAATCGGCTTGCCGCACACCTGCCAGATCGCCAGCGTGAACGCATCGGCGAGGTCGCCATGGCCGCCCATTGCCCAGCGCGGATGCTTGATGCTCATCCCGCCGCCGGCGGTCGGCTTGCCCTGCGTCTCGCGGAGCTGCTGGAGCAGCCGAGCCACAAGCTCCTCAGGCAAATTCTTCGTATGCAGCCGCACCTTGCCCTCGCGAAGGAGCTGACGCGCGCGAACATAGTTCTCCGCGGGCGCGTTCGGCGACGGCGAGTAGATGAGCCCGCGTTCTTGCAGGTGCTCCTCAATACTGGAGCGGTGATGCTGGTCGGCCGTGACGTAGTCGCAGCGGCCTGCGATGACCTCGACGAAGCGCGCGACCGTGGTGGACGGCTTGAGCGGCATCTCAGGCGTTGGCCGCTCCTCGGTGCCGTCGAAGATGTGCAGCATGTCGCCGCGAAGTGCGACCATGAGTAGCGCCGACGAGTCTCCGCGAAAGGCGAAGTCGCCACCTGCGCCCACGACGTCGCGTGGTTGGAGCGCGAACACTTCGTCCGTGAGCATCGCGTCGAGCGTGACCGACTCGAAAAACACGGTGGTGCCCGAGGTCATAAAGCGCGCACCGAACTCGCGAGCGGCGTTGTCGGGGTCGTCGGCCTCGGCCTCTTCGACCGCGGTGCGCGTGATGTGGTTGTCGTTCATCACGAGCGTCGGCGCATGCGCAACGTGGGCGGTATCCGGCCGCTCCTTCCAGAAGCGGTACAGCAGGCCAGCTTCCGCCCACGGCGTGGACGTGATCAGGATCTGCCCGCCCGGCAAAAGGACCGCCGAGCCTGCGCGATAGAGCTCCTCGTCGTTGATTTTGAAGCTGTTGTCGCGGAAGAACGCACACTCGTCGAGCGCGAAGTCGAGGAACCAACGGCCACGAGCGGCGGTGCCGCCTGCCGTGGCAACGCCACACTCGAAGGTCACGAGCTTGCCGTCAGGGCGACGCAGCGTGAATTCCTCGGCCTTCTCGCTGACGAGCATGGCGCGCAGATCGGGCTTGCTCTGCACCGCGCCGAGCGCATAGCGGAATACCTCGTCTCGCATGTTCGAGCGCGGCGCGATGATCATCGAGACCGCGCGGATGCCCGGCGGTAGCTTCGGCACGTCGCGCACGAGCATTCCGTGCACCATCCGAAGAGCCACCATGACGTAGCTCTTACCCGCTCGTCGTCCGCAGACAGCGGCCACGACACGACGGCGCCCCACCGGCACGTCCGCGCCGAAGATTTTCGCCGCGAGGTCTCGGTCCAGGGGCTCCACACCATCATAGGCCACGCGTCCGAACTCAGCCTGGCCTGGGGTGAGCTCGACGCCGAGCCAGGCGCAGAACCCGAGGAACGAGGCGGGGACATCACGCGGCGCGCTGGTTGTCGTTGCCAGGCTCGCTCTCGCCTGCAGGGCTTTCGCGACTCGCATCGAGCACCTTCCTGAAGGTCTCGTCGTCGAGGCGCTTCTGCAGGCGGTCCGTGAACGCGTCGATTTCTTCGGTTACCGCGGTGCGGACGCGCGAGGCCCACCGCTTCGGCCAGCGACGCTCGAGAATCCAGGCGCGCGATTGCCACGGGTCGGCGCCGCGCCCGCCCTCGCCGGGAATGCTCGGCATCGCGTTTCGAATCGATTCGAGCAGTTCGCTCTCGGCCTCGGCCTCGGCGGCCTGCAGCTCGCGCGTGAACGTCGCATAGGGCTCGTCCTCGCGTTGCTCCCAAACGTACAGCGTCGACCGGTGCACGCCCGCGAGCGCCGCCGCCGTCGTGCGGTAGTTGCCGTTGCGGACGGCCGCCACGATGGTGCGGGCGACATCGGGCGTCAGCTCGGTGTGGCGACCCATCAGCGGCGCTTGCCTCGCTGCTGGGTACGCTGCGCGTTCGAAGCGTTGATCGCCGCCATGTCTTCGGTGCCGGCGATCGGCGCCTCCGTGTCGACCGGCTCGATCCGCTCGCGCGTGTAGCTGTAGCCGTAGCCGCCAATCGTGACGGGCTCGGCAAGATGCGCTGCGCTGAGCGAGAAGATACCCGGCAGCGTTTCGCGAATGTCCCAGCCATCGACGGCGCGGAACACGTCAGCGCGCAATTCACCGAAGGACTCGCCGCCGAGAATGCGTCCGCCAGGAATGACGACGTGGTCGTCAAGATTCAGCACGGCGATCTTCATGACCGCGCCTTGCGCTGCTTCTTCAGCAGGTTCCGCAGCCGCCGCCGCTGACCGTCAGCGAGCTGCTTCTCGGTAAAGGCGTCTTCGTGCGGGATGACACTCATGCGCGCGAGCGCGCGGCAGATGCGACGGTTCTCGGTGTCCTTCACGCAGCCCTCCGTTCATTCGGCGCCCAGCGTTTTCGCTCGGGGTCGAGGATGTGGTTCGCGACGGCGACGAAGATGTGGTCTTGGTCGAGTAGCCGCTCCGAAACCTGGCGAAGCGACGAGCCCCAGCCGCGCTCGCGACGCCAGCGAAGCGGAATCATCTTCAGCTTCGCGAGGTCCACGAGGTCGAGCACGGTGCGCATCGGACGCTCGAGCGTGTCGCCCAACACAAGGCGCGCGAGCTCGGGTCCGAAGCCAGCGCGAACGCTCTCGCGCTTGATGCCCACGCCGTACACCACATCACCGTCGACGACGGCCCACGCGTGGATGACGGCCGGCGCGCCAGGCTCGTGCGTGACTCGCTCCGGATCACACGCGACGATGACGCGCGCGCCACTGCGGAGCAGGCCCTCGACGAGAGGCTGGTGGTCCTCCCAAAATTCGATGTTCGACGGCGAGCCTTTTACCCGCGCGTCAGTCCGGCCAGCGCCCTTCGTATCGGTCCCGGCCAACAGTTGGTTGACCCACATCGACACGAGGCAGTCCTCGTCCTCGAGGACTGCCTCCCGAATCGTCCAGTCGCTCACGTGGTCGGCATCAGGTCACTCGCTTGGTGGGCCGCCGCATCTCGCGGGTCACCTCCACCTGTACCATAGAAACGCCTGCGTTTCAATGTCGCGAGGCAAAGCGCTACCGTGGGACGAATCGCCCCGAGGCAAAGCGGGCCTGCTACAGCGTAGGCTGCGGCCCGCGGTGACGCCCTCTCGGCGCCCTTTGTCAACGTCGATCTATGACACGAGCCACTCCGTAGCCCTGAGAGCGGCGTGCACGCGTGCGATTGCACACGCTTTTGCCGCCCGGTCGCGATCTTGCGCGCGGAAGCGCGCCTCCAGTTGCTGCCTAGCCCAGGCTCGGAAGACCTGCTCTGGAATCACGGCGTGTCCCTCCACGCCGGTCGGGATAGCTAGCGGCGTGCCGTCTCCACCAGCACCTCGACGCCGTAGCCGCCGACCTGAAGCCCGATCTCGCGCGGCCTTGGCTTGCGTTGCGCGTACCGCCACTCGTGCGCCTCGTCGCCGTCGTTGATGCCGAGCTCGGCTGCCACCTGGTCACGGATCGCCTTGGCGGCGCCCTGAAGGTTGTCCGAGTCGAGTTTGCGCCCGGCGATGCGGGTGAGCGTGATGACGTACGGCGCGACCGGCTTGCAAGCACGGTGAGCGAGCCAGTGCAGGTGCACGCACTCCCGCTGCATCGCTCGGCGGCGGTGCCGCGCCATGTGGTGCTCGCGCGCGTTGTTCTCGCTGACCGTCTTGATCGGCAGCGTCATGCGGATGCTGGCGTCGTTCCACGGCAGGCTATTCGCGGCGCTCACGAGGCCAGCCTCCGGCGCCGGAGCTCGTCGGCCTTGGCGCCATCGACCTTCGCGCAGTCGCGGCACGTTGCACGCTGCGCCATCGCAGATTCGCGCGCATCCCGCGTCACGGTGTGCCCGCATTCGAGCTTCAGCGCGACGCGGCCGTTGACGATATCGCCCCGCTCGACCACGAGACGCAGCCCGCGGCGTTTCATTCCGAAGAAACTCATTTTGCCCCCAGTCGGATCGGCTTACCCATCTCGACAACGCGCCGCGCGAAACCGCCGTCGTAACGCTCCGTGAGCGCCTCGGTGAAGCCCATGACGTCCTTGTCGGCGACGATGCCTGTCGTAATCCAGGTCGGGCGGTTATCGCGCGCGCGGCCGTAGACGACGTCGGAGATGCAATTATCCCGGTCGTTTGCCTCGTGCCCGAGGTCGTCGAGCAGGACGAGTGGCGCCCGTAGCGCCTTCGCAACGAGTGGCGCTTCGCCGTCGCCAAGCGAGTGCCCAGCGCGAGCTCGCGCGAGTACCGACGCCTCGACGTAGAACGCTCCGCGTCGCCGATGTGGCTCCCGCGAGACCCACGCCCAGAGCATCGCTATCGCGAGCGTCGTTTTGCCGGCGCCGACGCGCCCGCGGAAGTGCAGGTTCTGGCCTGGCGGAGCTTCAAGGCAGCGAGTAATCTGCGCTTCGGTCAGGCTGACGAAGGGTCGACCGGTGCGCGGGCTGAGGTCGCGGAGCTTCATCGCGTTCGCCCCGAGCGCCCAGCGGAAGTCCTCGGGGATGCTCGCGAGCGTCGTTCGCATCTGCTCGCGAAGCCGAGAGCGCTCCGCGCACGGCGCGCATTCGCGTGCGCCGTCGACGGCCGCGCCGCACTTGCACACGAACTTCTCGCAGCGTTCGCACGGTCGGTCTGTGCACTCTGTCGCGTGCTGCTCGGCCTCGGCTTGGCGCGCCATGATCGCCGGCACGATGTCGGCGAGCCACGAGACCGGCTTCGCCACCTCGGGCGCCTCGACTGCCAACTGCCTACGGCGCTCATCGGACCGCGTCTGAAGTGCAACCAGATCCAGGTCCGTCGTGTCGTGATACGGGCCGTTCGCGTACACGTCCGTCGTGTCCTTCGTCGCGCTCATGATTCACCGCCGAAGAAGTCTGTCCCTGTCGGCGGCACGTAGCCGTCGAGTCCTTGACGATCGCCCTTCGGGCCGCCGCCAGAGCCGTGTCGCCGGAGTTGCGACACCGCCGGTTTGCCGCCGCGATTGATCCACTCGGCGAGCCGCTTTGGATGCCAGTCGTCCTTCGGATCGTCCTTGGACTTGATCCAAGAGCGGACCTGCGCGTCGAGCCACCCGGTTGCGAGGTTCGCCTCCGGCGGTCCGAAGTCGGAGAGCAGTGCGAGCAGATCGTCCAGGTGGTACCGCTGGTTCGGAAAGCGCCAGACGCGCCCGAGCGTGTCCGAGGCAGCGGACTCGTAGACCGACTTAGCCTCTTGCCGCATGCTCGCGTTCCCCTCCCATCGACCACGAGCCGGACCCGATGGGGCTACCCCCTGATCCTGTCCCTGTGTTTGTCCTGCCCTGTGTTTGTCCTGCCCGTCGATCGCGGATGCCCCTTCCTGCATCTCAGGAAGCCCCATCGATTCGTTGGCCGAGATGCCATAGGCCATCCCGTAGATACGCTTGAAGTCGTCGACGAACCGATGTCCACGCACCTGCGCCAGTTCGGCGAGCACCTTCCCGCGGCGCTTGTCGGCCTTCTTCATCGACTCCCCAATCTCGAAGAGTGCATGGTTTGGAATCCACACGAGCTCGGCGTCGAAGTCGTAGTGCGCATAGCCGGCCCGCTCGATGCGCACGAGCGCAGCGCGCACATCGTCGAGCGAGTGCCCGGTGTGGCTCGCGATGGTCGCCAGCGACAGAAAGAAAATGCCCACCATGTTCGCGTCGGGGCCGGTCGATACGTAGCTCGCAATCACTTGCGCCAGCGCGTCACCACGGAGACGCTTTCCAGAGCCTTTGAGCCAAAAAAACGGAGACAGCTTCGAGTAGTTGCGCATCACTCCACCCCCGGCAGTTCGGGCTGCCGTCCAGACTCGAGGCGCCACGCCATCTCGTCGGCCTCGTCGGGCGCCATGCCAGCGTCGAAGATCAAGATCGCGGCGCGCTCGAGCACGGCATCGCGTCGGACATCGCTGAGCGTGCGGAGGCGGCGCACGTGGTCGGGGCTCATCGCTTGCCCCCTTTCCGCTCGGCCGCTTCGAGCTTGCGCCGGAGGACGGCGTTCTCGCGTAGCAGGTCGTCGCGCTCGTTGCGGACGGTGCCGTAGAGGGTCTCACGCTCCTCGTCTCGCGCGCGGTCAGCTCGGCGAAGCTCCCGCTGCTCGTCGTAGTTGGCCTCAAGCTCCTTGAAGTCGCGCTCAAGCTCCGCAATACGCTTGCGCGCAGCGTCGAGCTCGGCACGCAGCGGCTCGTGGATGGCGAGCGGCACCGTCTCACGGGTGACGTATTCGGCGAACTGGTCGCGGGCGTTCTCAATGCGCAACTCGTCGTAGCCGCGACGCTCGAGCGCCGTCTGAGGCTGCTGCGTCCGTTGCTGCCGGCCTTGCTGGAGGCGAACGACCATGCCGTGGTGCTTGCACTTGCGGCAGATGTCCGAGCATGGATCAAAGTGATGCTCACCGACCGGGCACATGGTCGGCCCGCCCCCATGATCGCCAGGAGACGGCGGATTGAGCTGCCCGTAGCAGGTGGCGCACACCTCCCCGACGACAGACGCCAGGAGCGCAACCGGCGAGTACGGCTTCGCGCACACGGCGCACCGGCCGGTCATTGCGCACCTCCCGTCGTCCAGCGGCGGAGCAGGGAGAGGGGGTCGCCGCTCGAATCTGCACCCGGTGCGCCTACTCGCGCGCAACCGTGCGTTTGTGCGCCCAGCAGTGCCCGCGCGATGACGCTAAGTGGTTGAAATGTCTTCTTGAGTTGTGGATTGTGGTTCCGGTTGTCGCGGGTTCGAACCCCGTCACTCACCCTAGAAAACAGCCTCATCGTTTTGCCCTCCTTCGGGCGGGTGCACTTTGGGTGCGTTTATTGTTGGGAGTCACATAGCCACCGGCCGCCGCGAGGGCCTCTTGGCCGGCGGAGCGCTCGGGGGCGACGTAGATGTTGGTCGTGCTGATGAGCTTGTGGCCCAGCACGTAAGAGACGCCTCGGATGGGGGCGCCGGCGTCGAGGAGCTCTTTGGCGC